CATTCTTGAAACACTTCCAACCAATGTGATTGAAAGATGTTTCAATGGTGCTGAATTCTTTGATGTAGGATTTGATATTTCAAAACTGGATGAATCAGAATTTGGTTTTGGTGGTCTGCATGGATATTCAAAAATAGTGGATGTTTCAAATGAACTGAATATTTATAAGAAATATGACAATGAAGGTAAGCTTGATGAAATTATGCAAAGGTATGGTTTCAAGGTCAATAGAAAGAAAATTGGTGTACTTGGATAAGAAAGGAAGTGATTATGAATGAAGGATGTTGTATTTGATTATTCCAAAGTAAGGGGAAAAATCAAAGAAGTATTTGGAACACAGTCTGCATTTGCATCTGCAATGGAAATGTCACCTGTTTCCTTATCTGAAAAGCTGAACAACAAAGTGCAATTCAGTCAAAAGGAAATTGACAGAGCCTGTGACCTGCTTCAAATTGCAAAAGAAGAAATCCCCATATATTTTTTTACACCAAAAGTTAAGCTTCCTTAACTAAAGCTATGAAAGGAGAAGTGAAAAATGAGTTTTTCAGAAAGATTGAAACAAGCAATGGTTGAAAGAAACATGACCCAAGCTGAACTTTCTGCACTGACTGGAATTGGTAAGTCATCCATCAGTCAATATGTATCAGGTAAGAATGAACCAAATGAAATCAGAAAAGAAAAGCTTGCGGAAGCACTTGAATGTTCAGTTGCTTTCCTGAATGGAACAACCAAATGCCCTGATATGACTGCTGACCCAAACGGTTTGAAGAATGTTCCTGTTGATATGGCAGCAAAGATGCTTGGTAAGTCAAGACAATTCATCAGGGTATCACTTCAAAGAGGGATTGCCCCATTTGGGTTTGCGGTAAAGCTGTCAGGTGAACGGTTTTCATATCACATTTCACCAAAGAAACTTGAAGAATACATTGGAAGTTGAAGGTGATGCCCATGATTAAACTATACCCACACCAAGGACAAGCACTGGAACAGACCAAAGCATTCAACAAGGTTGCTTATTACCTTGACATGGGTCTTGGAAAAACATTTGTTGGGTCAGAAAAAATGGTTCAGCTTGGTTCAAATGTCAACTTGGTAATCTGTCAGAAATCAAAGATTGATGACTGGATGCAGCACTTCAAAACATATTATGCACAGCATGACAAAGATTTCTGTTGTGAAGATTTGATTTTCAATCTGACAGATAAAAAGCAGCTTGCAAAGTTTATGGAAGAATCAAAAGCAGCAACAGAACCGAATTTCATTGAAGATGAATTGACTGGTCAAAGTTATCAGCAAGAAAACCTATACCCTTATTTGATTGTTGGCATAATCAATTATGATTTGGTGTTCAGGCGGTCAGAATTACTTGAATTAAGACAGTTTACTATGATGTTGGATGAATCATCACTGATACAAAATGACACTGCAAAACGGTCAAAATTCATCCTGAAAATGCAACCTGACAATGTGATACTTCTTTCAGGAACACCCACATCAGGAAAATATGAAAATCTGTGGTCACAAATGAACCTGCTTGGGTGGAAAATCAGCAAAGAACTTTACAACAGACAATATGTGAACTGGGTTAAGGTTGAACAAGATGGTTTCATCCACTTTGTAATTGATAAGGAAGAACCCTATAAAAATGTTGACCGCTTAAAGAAAAAGATGCGTGACCATGGTTCAGTGTTCTTGAAAACAGAAGAATGCTTTGACCTTCCTGAACAGATATTCATTCCAATTACAGTTAAGAAAACAAAAGAATACACAAGATTCAGGAAAAAAGGACTTGTGACAATTGATGGAACTGAACTTGTTGGTGACAGCACCTTGACTAAAAGATTATATTCCAGGATGCTTTGTGGTCACTACAACAAGGACAAGCTTCAAGCATTCAAAGACCTGGCATCCAGTACAAAGGACAGATTGATTGTATTTTATAATTTCAATTCAGAACTGGATGCACTTCAAAGAATAGCAACAGAACTTGAAAGACCTATATCACAGGTAAATGGTCACATCAAAGATTTGACCGCTTATGAAATGGAAGATGATTCAATCACATTGGTTCAATACCAAGCAGGTGCAATGGGATTGAATCTACAAAAGGCAAACAAGGTTGTGTTCTTCACACTCACTGATAAAAGTGAACTTTTTGAACAGGCAAAAAAGAGGGTTCACAGAATTGGTCAAAACAAAACTTGCTTCTATTATTTGATGATGTGCAAAGACAGTGTTGAAGAAGTTATCCTTGATACCCTGAATCAAAGAAAGGATTTTACAGATGAACTATTCAAAGAATGTGAGGTATAAGAAAAACCGTAAACAAGCAGTGTTCAGAAGAATTCTGACTTCATG